TTAGTATTTAAAGGAATTGCTGCAGATGTAAAAACAGAAAATATTTTCTATTGTGAAGATAGCGATTCAGTTTTTATGTCTACAGATGCAACATTTAATTCTCCAGTAACAGGGAAGCAAGCTTCTTTAATTGGCTGGGTTGAAAGTAATGATGTTAACAAAGCAAAAGATATAGATAAAATTCTTGATTCATTTAAGAAGTCAAGATTACCGTTGCCTGATACACAAACAATTGCAAAACAGGCAAACGCAGAAGGAGGTAATGAAGTGTCAGAAAACACAGAAAACACAGTAGTTGAAGAAACAACTCCTGTCGTAGAAGAAACAGCACCTGCTGAAGCAGCGCCTGCTGAAGAAACAGCACCTGCTGCAGATGCAGCACCAGCTGAAGACGCTTCTGCCGAAACTCTGGAAAAAGCAGCCGACGTATCAGAAGTTGAGGTTGATGAACCTGATTTTGCAAAGATGCTAGGCGACCTAAAGGGCTTTTTCTCAGACACACTGAACAAGGCTTCGGAAGCAAATGCTGCCCAAGTTACAACAATTAAAGATACTGTTGAAACTTTTAGCAAGAGCGTCGATACTAGAATTTCAGAATTGGCAGAACAGCATGCAGTCTTATCAAAGGCTGTAGAACATATCAAGAACACGATTGATGGCGTAGAAAAGCGTGTCGATGCAGTAGAATCAGAGACTGCAATTAAGAAGTCCTCAGACCTTGGCGGGTCTCAGGAAGTAAAGCTCCAAAAATCTAAATGGAACGGTTCTTTCCTCGGTTCCGTAAACGAATTATTTAAATAAAAAGGTAGGTGAAAATATAATGAGTAACGAAATGTTAGAAAAAGCAATTGCTTCAGGCACAACAGCCACAGGCACATTTGCATCAACAACTGGTGGTACAGGAACACACACAGCGTCTGAAAATGGCAATGGTGGTCTTCTTAACCCAGAACAATCAGCACGTTTCCTCGACTATATGTTTGACGCAACCGTAATTGGTAAGGTCGCACGTACAGTTCGCATGAAATCTGATACAACCGAGATTGATCGTATTGGTGTAGGACAGAAGCTTATGGTCCTCGCCACAGAAGGTGACAACACAGGTTCAAACGCTGCAGTCACATTCTCGAAGATCTCTCTTACAACAAAGAAGCTTCGTCTAGATTGGGAACTTTCAACTGAGTCTCTAGAAGATAATATTGAAGGTGCTGATCTAGAAGATCACATCGCACGACTAATGGCAACACAGGCAGGTAATGACATTGAAGATGTAATCCTCAATGGTAATACTTCACTATCATCAGATAACCTATATAAGGCATTTGATGGTGTTGTTAAGAAGTCAAAGACCTATGGTCGAGTAGTTGACGCAGGTGGAGCAGCAGTTTCACGTGCAGTATTTAACTCAGCACTTAAGGCACTCCCACGCAAGTATAAGCAACGTCGTACAGACCTTCGCTTCCTTGCAGGATCAAACTTGATCCAAGATTTCCTATATGCTAACAGCATTGGTACAAATCAGACAATCCCACAGGACATTGCTTCAAGCATTATCCGTGGCGATGTTCAGCCATTGTCAGGTCCAGCAGGTTATGTAGCTCCATACGCATTTGGTATTCCAATCGTTGAAGTTCCACTACTTCCTGAGACACAGACAGGTGACTATTCAGGAGCTGCAGGTTCACATGGAGATATCCACTTGACATTCCCAAATAACGTTGTTATTGGTATCAAGCGTGATGTAACTGTTTATCGTTTCTTCTGGCCACGCAAGGACTCAATTGAGTACACACTATACACTCGTGTTGGTGTACAAATTGAACAAGCTGATGCATGGGTAGTTGTAAAGAACGTTAAGGTAGCTTCTTAATTTAATTAGGAATTAATCCCGCAAGAAAGGCCCCCGAATTAATTTTTGGGGGCTTTTCATTTAAATCTATTAATGCTATAATAAATACACCTAGACAAAGGAGAATATATGTCATTTGAGACATTGAAAGTAGCAGAGCTAAGAAAGATCGCAGAAGATTTCGGCGTAGAAGCAGAAGAACTAAAAAATAAAAAAGATTTAATTGCAGCACTAGTAGAAGAAGGCGTAACCTGGTCTGTATATGAAAAAACGACTAAAGCTTTAAAAGACGAAGAAGATATTTCGGAAGAAGTCCTTCCAAAGTTTGACCCAAAGAAGAGTCAACCAGAGGATACCGTTTTAGTAAAAATGGATAGACATAATTTCCGATATGACATTCTGGGATTTAGTTTCACAAAGGAACACCCATTTGTCGCTATGAATAAGGATGACGCACAGTCAATCTTTGATAAGGAGGAGGGTTTCCGTTTAGCAACTCCAAAGGAAGTACAAGAGTTCTATAACTAAACCCAATTAAATGGCAGAGGTCTATGTAAATACTAATTCCCCAATAAAAACAAAAATATTTTATCAGGGGGAAATTGTTGATCCTGATGGATCAGTCACTGCTACATTATATGATATTACAGAAGATCCTTTTATTAGTCCACTAATATCATCAACTACTCCAATAACAAATTTATCTGCAACCAAAATAGATAGCGATTTAGGTTCTTATTTAATCAATATGCCAAATACTTTAACAACTAGAAATAGAAGTTTTAAAATAACATGGACATATTCAGTAAATGGAAATGTTTTAACTCATAATACGTTTTGTGATGTTGTTACTCCATATGCAAATTTATCAGAATCTATTGAAGATTTAGGATTAGGAACTGATCCAAGTGATCCATCTTATAAAACATATCATGAGTTACAGATGGCAGAAAAATATGCTAGAAAAATAATTGAATCTTATACAGGCCAAAGATTTTATTTATATAATGATACAGCAATTGCATATGGTTCTGGATCAAATATACTACCCCTTCAATTTAAAATTAATGAATTAAAAACTTTATCAGCAGAAGATACAGTTTTAATTGATTCTACTGATAATATTAATTATTGGGGATGGAATTCAGAAATTGTAGAAGGCGGATTTGCTTTGAAAGCTGTTGAATCTAATACTTTAGATAATACAACTTATATAGCAAATGGAATGGCCACTCCAACAATAAATGCTTTACAAGGAGATCCATTCATCAATGGAACAAGATATAAAATCGAAGGATCCTTTGGATATAACGATGTTCCAGATAATGTAGAGCAAGCAGCAATTCAACTAATGGGAGATTATTTTAGTAAAGATAGACTATGGACAAATAAGTATGTAAAGAGAATTCAAACATTTGATTGGCAGTTTGAATATAATTCTGACGTATATAAAGGAACTGGAAATGCATATGCAGATTCACTCCTATACCCTTATGTTTTGACAAACATGATGGTGATCTAATGTTTGATATATTAGATGGCGTACTTTCCATGAAAATGGATATATATAAGCAAACAGATTCTCAAGATTCTGAAACTGGTGCAATTAAAAAAGACTGGATGTATCAAAAAACTTTAGACTGCCATGCTAAAGGTGTAATTAGTAATTCTGGTACATCTAGAAATGCAGATAGGCAATCTTTTGATAATAGATATTTGAATGATCAAGTTATACAGATTAGAACAATTGATAGAATAAGTTTAAGAGAAAAGGTTACTAATATCCGTGATAGAGATAATCAAGTAATCTGGACAGAATTAAATTTTCCAACAGAAACACCCACAGTTTTTGAAGTTACTGGAACTACGCCAGTAACAGATCCATTCGGTAGAGTATTGGGATATAACTCAACTCTTAAAAGATCGGAGAATCAGTTAATTGGCATCTGAAGACTTATTAGCTATGGCTGCAAGTCGCCTTGAACCTTTAATGGTAGGCGATAAATCTAATGCTGTTTTAAAAAGCAGCATAGTTGCACAAGTCTCTGCCGCAATATATTACCAATCGCATGTCATGGTAAATATTATGAAAAACAAACAATTACAGAATAAATTCCAGAATATTATATTTAAACAGGTGGAACAAGATTTTGGACTGTATATGGATTCTCAAGCAAGAACAAAACCAAAGCAATATCATCATGTATATGAATGGGATCGACAGGGTGATGCTTCTGCTAGACTATTTAAATTAAATAAACTTATGTCTAATGATTTTTCATTAAGAATTAATTATGAATTAACTCCCTCACAAACTTTTGTACCTACAGATAAAGGAAAAAATAGATACGTATTTGCCAATAAAGCTTCTGTGATGGAAGCTGGGATGCCCATCACAATTGCTCCAAGGGCCGCTGAGAGACTTGTATTTGATGTTAAGGGCGGATACACAGTCTATATGCCAAAAGGTGCCTCAGTGACCGTTAGACAGCCTGGTGGCCCTGCAACAAAAAACAGTTTTAGAATATCATATGAAAGATTTTTTACTGGACAATTAGTTAACTTATCAATTAAAAAGTCGGGATTCCAAAAAATATTTAATACAAAAGTAAAACAAGCAATGGGATTACCAGCAGACATAAAAACAGTTAAATATTCATTTTCTCCAAATACAGTTAAATCTATGGCAGCAAATTCAGTAAATATGGTAGGTGCATAATGGTTAATTATAATCTAGATGCAATGTTAGAACTTAGAAAGTTTATATGGTCTGATTTGCAGACCCTTGATATATTTGATTCAAATGACTATTTTATGGAAAACTTAAATGAAACTGTAATTCCAATAATTCCAGTACAACAGTCAGCTGAATTTAATCAATTTTTAAGCGGGAAAAAACATATAGTCTATGATAAGATTGGCATGTCATATGAAGACAACTGGTTAATTTGCTGTGAGCAAATTTTATTTACAATTTATTCAACTCAAGTATCAGATATTAATATGATCAGAAATTACATGGTTGACATGTTTAGAAGAATGGATGAATCTGCAAAAACAGTAAATGCATGGTCTGGTTTATCAAATAAATTTAAATTCCACACAATCTTTGTAGCAGATATCAGTCCAACAGAACCTTCCAAGGAGCTCCAGGGCTTTTTGGCGTCAGATGTTATTCTAGAAATAAAGTATTCAAGAATGACTGATGGGGCTGGCAGATTTAATTAGTTTGCCTTATGACTCATTATGGCCTAAAATTGGTCATAGAGGAAAGGGCCTAGCCAGCCAAAATTTTATAATTGAATTTTCCAGGAGGTGGAATACAAATGGCATATAATGCTAAAAATATTATCGTGGGTGCAGCGTCACTCAACATCACAACTACTGACTCAACAGATGCAGCTTATGTAGTATCAGACCCATCAACCGCAGCGACTTTCGCTGCAGGTTCAAATGGTTCAACTGTTACTTCAGCAGGTGCTCTAAACTCAGCAGTTGTAGGTGCAACAATCGCAGGCGCTTACACACACGTAGGATTTACAAATAACGGTCTTCAAATTACATACAATCCAACTTTCGATTCTGTAACTGTAGACCAGTTGCTAGATACTGCTCGTCTATTTAAGTCAGCAATGGAAGTTATGATTGCTAGTGAATTGACAGAAGGTACACTATTTAACGTTATGACAGTTTTCGGTCAGAAGGCTGCAACAAAGTCAGGTACACTTTCAGCAACAGCAACAGAAACACTGAATATTTCTGGTGGAGCGCTTCTTGAAGCACCAACAGAGCGTCAGCTAGTTGCAGTTGGTCCAGCACCAACAAATGCATCACCAAATACTGAGCGTGTATATTATGCACGTCGTGTTTTGTCTGTACAGCAATCACAGTTCTCGCTTGCACGTGCTTCAGCAACAACATTCCCAGTAACCTTCCGTCTTCTACCAGATGCTAACTACTC